CATCATCTGCTTCTTTAGGAGGATCTCCTTGTGGTGGTGCAGTAAATGTTGTTGATTCATATATAGGTAATTCATTACCAATAACTGTAAATCCAATGTCAATTTTTAGTATATGAGCATATTTTTTATTTAAATCCCACGATGAACCATCTACAATATCAAATTTTAAACTTGTTATTATTCCAGGACTATTAACTAAATAATTTCCTACTGTTAATTTAATAATAACACCACCTAAAAGGCTATCTTCATTGTATTGTCCTGCTAAAGCATACGCTAAACTTTTACCACCTAATTTAAATAATTTAGCATGATTTTTTGTTAATTCATCTGAGTTAAAACAAGGTACATGAAAACCAAGTGATACAGTTTTTTTAAATCCTTTAAATATATAAAATGATTCAGCTCTACCTACATATTTTACATCACCCCAATCACTATTATAATCTTCACTATAACCTGTTATATATGCTAAGAATTGGATTGGATATTCTTTACCTGTAAATGGTTGGATTGGAGAGAAAATTACTTTAATTTCATCTTTATCTAATTGTCTATCATTTACCCTATTAAAAGTAATTTTAGCTCCTGTATTATATTTATAAGTTTTACTATTTCTATTATTAAAAATAGGTTTTGTTGTAAAATTATTTTGTTTAATAATATTTCCTCTATCTACTTTTCGTTTTACTTCAGAATATTTTTTTAGTGATGGATTTGCATAATCATAAACTAATGCTGGTAAGGCTAGTACTCCGTCTTTATTTTCCAAAGATTTAGCATCTGTTCCAGGATAACTAGAGGGACCATTTGCTACAGTATCATTTTTGTTTTGTAATGGGGGTATATTATTTAATCTATTTGTAAATTGTTTTAAATCTTTATCTGTACTTTTTGCTGGGTAAAATAAAAATGGTTTATTATCATCAATTAAAGTTGGTAATGTAGGGAAATCAGAATCAGAAAATATTGATTCTGTTTTGTTTGATAATCCGTAATCAATAGTATCTTTTATTTTAATACTTCCTACAGGTGAATTTGCGTCCCAATGGTATATACCTGTTTTATCTTCATTAATATTAGCAGCAGCATTTCTATCATCTAATCCAAGAGGATCTGATGGGTAAAAAGAACCAGAAGCATAAATTGAAGAGGTAAAATTAGAAGCTCCTTTAAATTTATACTCCATTTGTACAGATTCAATATCACCATTATCACCTCTAGTTTTACCTGCTAGATCCTTACTAAGTATAAAAGATCCAGTTGTTGCAAATCTATTAGCAGTAATGTCTTGATTTAACCAAATATAATTTCCACGACGTCTAATAGTAGTATTTCCTATACCATAAACTGAACTTGGACCTCCTAAGTAGCTATCAATATCATTTGAATTTCCTATTAGATCTTTAGAGTATCTTAATAATCTATTATTATTATTTATAAAATTATTATCTCTAACTACATTAAAGTAATATTTGTTTTCATCATTAATAGGTAAAAATCCATGTCTTACAATATGACCACCAATTGCGTTAATTGGTATTTGTGCTAATGTATTAATACCTAAATTATAAATACGAGTAGAACCTACTTCATTTTCAATTTTACTAGTTATATTAGATACAAGATTACTTACATTAGCTACAACTCCTTGCCCACTAGTAGGACGATTTGTTCTTAATTCTTTAGATTCTAAACGAGGATTTGATAATTGAAGTCCAATTTGTTTTGTAATAAATAAAGGACCCTTTGGAAAATCAGTTAAGAATTTTCCAATACGAAGAGTATCTACTACTGATGCTCCTATTGCTCCAACAGCTCCACCCCTAATTAAACCATCATCAAATTTAGTAAATCTAAGTTTATTAATACCCTTATCAACAGTGTTAATGTCTGTTTTAATATAAGGTTGACCACTGTCCCCCCCACCAAGAGTATCGTTTCCGTACTTAAGTGACTTAAGATCAGTATGTAGTGTTAATAATCCCGGCATTTATATTATATTAGTAACGTCCTGGTTGAGGTCCTAAATCTTTATATCTACGGCCTGTTTTTGATTTGTAGATTTGAGATACAACACCACCAGTTCCAGCTTGTAAATTGGAAGGTGCATTTGGATCTAATTCATCAAGAGAGGATGGAGAGGTAATTGTTGTAACTCCTCCTAATGCTGCTCTATTGAAATCTACAATACGTTCATCAGGATTACCATCTACAGAATATGTATTTTGTAAATTACTTAATGCAGGATTTAATTGATTTGATGAATCTGTGTATCCCCAAGCTGGTGATTGTGGATTTGGATTTAGTCCGTTACCCTGCAAGCTTAATGTGCTAGTTGATAATTGATCGAGTACTGATGCCATGTTATGTTATTTTAATTGTTTGGTATAAATATTAATATTTTATGCAACTTTATATGAGCCTTGTGATAATGTTGTACCTACTTTCTTACCATCCATATGAATTGATGAATCTTTAGTGTATAATTTATTTACAGCATCACGTACTTCATTAATAGCAGCTATCATTGCGGCATTATTACCTTCTGCTCCACCACCAATTGCTCCTCCAACAGCTTTAACGGAGGTTGTATTATTACCTTCTGCTCCACCACTAATTGCTTCTCCAACAGCTTTAACGGGTGCTGTAATAAAATCTGTTATACCTTTTACTACAGATCCTAATGACATTTTAGATGCAAAACTACTTAATGATTCTAATTTAGATGTATCTATTGAAGATAATGCTGATGCTACTTGTGTTAAAGCTGTAGCTACCCCTTGTAAACCGTTTGATGCTGCTTGTAATCCACTTCCAGATGCTGCTAATCGTTCTATTTTTTTAATTGGATCACCACCTAAAAATGCACCTATAGCACTTATTACTCCACCAGCTCCTAGTGCTGCTAGTCCAATTCCTACACTTGTTAATGCAGGACCTATTAATAATAGATGAGCTATATCTATACCACCTAATGAGGTAAATAAAGTTGATATCCCATCAGCTGCTGCCTTAATTACTATTCCTATTCCTGTAAATACTTTTAATATTACATCACCAAAAGCTTGAATAACAGGAACAAATGCATTAACAATAGGAACAAATGCCCATAATGCTAATCCTAATCCTGCTAGTAATATTTCTGCTAATAATATTTCTCCAGCAGCTCCAGACATTGCTTTACCCATTGCTGCTAATCCTTTACCAATTCCTGTTAGAGCACCTTGTATCAATTTCCCATTTACTAATTGCAATAATAATAGAGCGGGAATAGCTGGGGTTAATGCTATTAATGCTAATGCTGATAGAGCTAATTTACCTATATCTGCTGGTGATACTTTAGAAAATGACTGAATGCCTTTTGATATTCCTGTTAATGTATCTTGAATACCTTTTCCTGCTTTTGCTCCACCTGCTCCTGCTTTTCCTCCTGTTTCTGATGTTTTTTCTGCTGTTTCTTTTACTTTATCTCCACCACTTAATAGAGATGCTCTACCTTCTTTACTAAATAATTTTGATGCATTTTCTTTAACACTTTTTCCTATTCCCATCATGCTACTACCCATATCCTTAAATCCTTTTACTAAGGAGGGAAGTTTGGCTAACAACATTACCCCTAATGCTGTATATATAACCCAGGAATGATCAGCTATAAAAGTAAACATTTCAACAACAGGTGAAAGTAAAGTTCCTATACTTCCTATTATATCTTGTAACTTTTCAACTATATTATTAAATTTATCTTGTATTGTTTTTCTTTTCTCTGCTTTTTCAGCTTCTTCTTTAGTAATTTCCGCTAATGATTTACCACTTTCTTGTGCTAATTTTTGTTTTTTAAGTTGGTCAGCTAATTGATCTGCTGTTAAACCTACAGCGTCAGCTAATGCTTGTTGTTGTAGTACGTTCATTTTAGAGAAATCATCGTACGTACCAACATTTTTATTTAATTCCTCAGCTAATGCTACTTGATCACCTGATAATGCGGCTGCTCTTGCTCTTTCAAGATTTAATTGTTTACCTGTTAATAATTCTGCTTTTAATTCACTTTCAAGTGATGAAGCAAAATCAAGTAATTTAGCACCTTGGTTTTTAGTTTGTTCTAATGTTGTACCTAATGCTTTTGTCTTAACAATAGCTTCAGTTATTTTAGCAGGATTACCAGCAAAATTTGCTTGTAATTGACCAGATACTTTAGAAGCTTCAGCAAATACTTGTTTCATAGAAACTCCTACTTTTGCTGCGTTTCTAGCATTAACAAATGCTCCTAGCATTTCATCATTTACTTGACTGGATGATTTTCCAGTTAAAACTGACATTTCGTAAATGTGAGCTGCTTCTTCTCCAGATAATCCTAACTGTTTAGTTAGCATTATTTGGGTTTGTAAAGTATCAGCTGAGAATTCTGAGAAGTATCCTGTTGTTGCTCCTAATTGACCCATAGCTTCCGCCATATTTTTTAGGGTCATATTAGTTTGACCAGATATTAAAGCCATCCCCTGCATCTTCATCACCATTGTATCCGCTCTTGCTGCACTGTAGCCAAAATTCTTACTTATTTCTACTGATGTTTCATTAGCTCGTGTAAGTCCTTTCCAAATCATATCAAATACGCTTCCTACTTTAAGCATATCTGTTATGGTGTTCTTCATGCCAGAGAGTTTATCTTTGGCTTCGTCTAAAAGAGTACGTTGTTTAGATTTTTCCTCTGTAGTTTTTGCTTCTTGTTGAGTTATCTTTCCAAGATTATTTAGTAGGGTTTGCTGATCTTCTATTCCCTTCTGAGCTAATTTATTTTCCTGGAGTTGTCTAGTTAATTTTTTCTCTAAATTAAAATTTCTATTTCGTTGAGCATCTGCTAATTTAGATTCTATGCTAATTTGTTCAAGACTTAATTTATTAGATTGTTTTTGGAATGCAATTAATTTGGATTCCATTTCTTTAGATATGTCTTTACCTTTTTCAAAGGCATTAACCATATTCTCAACATCAGTTAGTGAATCAGACAGACTATCTCTGATACCTTTACCCAATATACTAGCCATACTGGTTAGGTTAGCCTGTATGTTTTGTAAATCTTGGGATATGTCTGTTAAATTCTTATCTGCCATAGTACAGTATTATACGTATAAATATTAAAAGCGCCTATTTTCTAGGCGCCTTTGCAGTATAAGTTGGGGTTGATGATGGAGTTATATTAGGACGAGATAAATTACCTTTACCTTTATTTTTTAGCATATTTTGTTGTTTTTCCTGTTCCTCCGCTTCTTTATCATAATGTTCTTTCATTAGATTAAACGTGGTTCGACGTAGCCATAAAGGCATATTATAAACGGTATCCCAATCATATCCACCTTTACCATAAAATACTATTTCATGTATTTGTTTAAATATGAATGGTCTATAGTCCGGCGTCAGGCCAAAAAAAGTTAAGTGAAATTGGAACAGTTATACCCTCCCCTGTATAACTATCATCTTCAGGGATAAATTTCATTTCAATATCTGGTTGTACTTTTGCATAGTACTCACGTAATGCTCTAGCATCGGGTGCTAATAGATATGTGTCTACGAAATCACGTATTGCTTTTTGCTCACGATTACCATTAATTGATGTAATGATATGTTTCATTCTTGTAGTAACATCGGTAGTAGTATTTGGATTTACTTTTAATAATCCTTTTACTTCAGCATCTATTTTTTTCTCATCACCATGTGTTAACAGTTTAAATGTAACTACATTACCTGATTTAGGTAGATCAAATGAAAATTCATTTATACCTTTTTTCAATAATGTTTCATCTACTACTTTTTCCTTTAATGACGATAGATCAACAGTGGTTTCAATTTCTTGTCCACGTTCATTAGTGTATTTGAACTGATAATCGGCTCCATATCCTAAAATACGTGCTGCAATTAGTATTGCATTTTTATCACCAATTAATAATTCATCATAACTAATTGGTGTTACAATTAGCGATTGTAATAATTTATCAATTACTGTGCCTTGACGAATATAGTTTTGGTTAGTAAGGATATCTTCCTCTCTAGCCGTCATATACTTCATTTCAATTTCACCTTTAGCAAGTGGTGATTCTTTTGGATACAATAAACCTTTGGATGGTAATGAAACCATTTCTGTCGGTAACTTTAATTCTGCCATAAACGTTATTTATTTTTTTGTGCGTATATAAATATATGCAAAACAAAAGCGTTTACCAAAATGGCAAACGCTTCTTTTTATGATTGTGGTTTTTCCTTAGAAGTTTAATACGCAATAATCCATAGCAACTGTTACTGTTAGATTAATTGCTGCATCTCCTGATGACCAATCGTATTCGCCAAAGTTTGCAGTTTTAACAAATGCACCTTTGATAACCCATTCACCAACAACATCTCCAACAGGACCTAAAATATTTAATGTAAGATCTTTCTTATAAAAATCAGAATAACCATCACGACCTGTTACTGATTCATGCGCCAAACGAGCCCATTCCATTACTGATTGAGCACCACTTGGAGTAATTGGATCGTATAATTCAAAATCCATATCAGCCCATTTAATTTTACCTTTTACTTTACGGTAAACATTGATGTGATCTAATACGATTTCGTTAGCTTCAAAGCCAGGTGCTTTTACTTTCTTGATTAAGTATGCTGGGATACCATCTATATACATGATAAAGCGATTTGGAACCTTTGGTTCAAACGCTGTAAACATTATTTCATTTGGATCTAATACTGCCATTTTATGTTGTTATTTTATGTGTTGTCAATAAATATTAGCAACTACATCCCCTATGCAGGGAATGTAGCGCCAGTTGGAAGAATATTGAAGTTTAAGATTATAAATTCAGCAGTTTTAGTTGGTTGAATGTAAATTTGACCTACTAATTGATTACGATCTACTACATCAGGTGTATTGTTTGTATCGTCCATTACTACTTTAAAAGCATACAAACCTTGACGTTGTACTACTGATGATAGGTATGGATTTACTTGAGATAAGAATCTATTACGAGTTACTGTTGTATTTTGTTCAAATACTAAATTACGAGCAACACCACCTATAAATCCTTTTAATGCGATTAATAATCTACGAACATTTACTCTATCAAGAGCTGTTGGTTTACGTTGTAATGTCTTTTGACCCCAAACACATACTCCAGTTCCTGGGAATGTAGCTAATGGGTTAACATTTTTGCTATATAATGTATCACGATCTGTTTGAGATAATCTACGTTCTGCACGTACTACTGATGGAATACCACCTCTGTTTAAACCTGCTGGTGCGAACCATTCAGCACCTACTTGGTCGTTGAATGCTAATACACCACCGATTACAGTTGATGGAGGGCACCATATAGTCTTACCTAAATTGCTTGAGAATAATTGAACCCAAGGATAATAACATGCTGCATAATTACTTGATTGACCAGAAGCATTTGTTGTTGCTTGTGTAATTGTAGTTCCATAAACTCCAGCTCCTAATATTGCAATAGCATCGCCTCTACCTTCTGCACATGAAATCATGCTAGAAGCAGCGGATGTATCTAATCCAACACCTGGTGCCATTATTACATTAAATTGATAGTCATCTTTATTTGATAATAAAGTAAATGCTGATAAATAATCTGCGGATGCAAATCCTTGAATATTACCTGTTGGTCCTGTGCCATATCCAGCACCTGTTCCTATAGATTCATTCATTTGTTTTGCAGCAGTTGTATCAGTAACTCCACCACTAAATGAACCATTATATGAACCACTACCAACTGTTGGTAATGTTTGACCGTATGAACCTGATTTAAAGTTTCCGTTATTATCTATTGAATCTACGTTTGGAGTTGTAACTGATGATACACGAACATATTTTGAATTATTACCATAGTTACCTGAGAATTCTACTATACCTGTTAATGGGTTATATGATGGTTTTAAATCACCAATAACACGAGCTACATAGTTTGGTAATTGAGGATCCAAACTTAAATTAGCCCATGTTTCTAATATATTCTTTTGAGAAGTATTATCATCACCACGACGTATTACGATTGTAAATTGACCACTACCTGTATCTGCGTTAGTTACTTCCCAACGAACATTTAATGCTGATCCACTATCTAAAGCGCCGTTTGTTGCACTAGAAGTGTTATTCATCTGTGTTCCCCAATTTAATGCTTCAAGTTGGAAAGATGAAGAAGTATATAATGTTGAACCTACTCCCCCACCTAAAGTAAATAAAATATTATTAACAGTAGCACCAGATCCTGTTAAGAATTGGAAGCCATTTACTGTTGAGCCTGCATTTGAACTGGATAATATAATTGTAGTTCCAGTATTTGTTGCTTTAAATAGATCGTAACTTGAACTAGCGGCTGAACTTGATAAAGCAGCATTAATAGAACCAGTTAAATTATCTAAAGTAGCTTGTAAAGTTGAACCAGAAGTAAAGTAATAAAGATTACCATCTATATCATCTGCTGGTTTTGGAGTACCAGCTGAAATAAATCTAAATACAGGATAACCACTTCCACTAATTCTAAATTCATTATTTACAGCAGTTGAGCCAACTAATACTGTACCACTACCTGTAGCATAAACACTACCAGCAGTTGTAACTGTTTGAGATGTTACAGTTGCTGTAGCATATGTTGATGCTGCTGCACTACCACTAATAATTTTAGTTACTAACAATGTTTGACCACCATTTTGGAAATATTCTCTAGCAGCTATTGATGTAAAGTATTCATAATAGTAGCTACCACTTTTAAATACATCACCAAATAATGATTGGTATTGGGTATAAGTAGTAACGTAAGTCGGTACTAAAGGACGACCGCCTACTGTAGGGCCTACGATAGCAGCACCCAGTACTTGTGGGCCTTGCGTATATAAGCTTTGGTCTGATTCAATCTGGAATACACCAGGAGATAGAATTACTTCTGCCATTTTATATGATTTGTTTTAAATTTGTTATGTCGGGGTTACCTAATAATAAATATCTACAAAACCATGTAAACCGCAGAAGTATTCAATTAAATTGGAGTTATTTCGCCGGTTTGTGGATTGATATTACCGGTTCCGTATTTTTCCTGTAGAGTTACTACTAATTCTCTTTCTTTATCGCCTAACGTTTTAATATCGCTAAGAACACCATTTTTTTCTTTTTCTAATAGTTCTTTTTGTGCTAAAAGACCTTGAACTTGTGCTTCAATACTACCTAAATCAAATACAAATTGGTTGTATTGTTTTTGCAATTCTTGAATTTGATGTAATTCTTCTGTTGTTAATTGTTTTGTTTCTGTTGACATAATCTTTATTATTGTTCCCAGCGCTTATCAGGACAAGCTTGTTCACCGGGAGCGGGTGAAAATATTTTTTTCTCTAATGGACATCCACATAATCCACAGGTATATATATTTAAATGTTTATTGAATGTTTTATGTGGACATTTATCACAAACAGATATTCTATATTCTGCTTTTGCTTTTTGATCAGGTGTAGGGTTGGCTGCAGCTATCCACGCTTTAGCTATTTCTACTATCTTAAGCATTTACTTTCTTAGTTGGTTTCTTGTGTTGTGGTTTTTTCTTCTTTGGTTTAGCTTCCATTTTAGGTGTTTCAGTAACAATTTTTTGACCTACTGAAGGTTCAGTTACTACAGCTGTTTCTGGTGCTAATTCTTCTTCTGGTGTTAATGTTTCACCAGATGCTAGAAATGAGGTTGGTTTTGCTTTTGGGTAGAATTTAGCGATTAATCCGCCTACTACCAATACCGCGATAATTACAATAACAATTGACATAATTTATTTTATTTTTGTTTGATATAAATATATACAAGAGAGAGGAGACAACCAAATTTATTTTAAAAAGTTGCTATAATTACTAAACCATCTCCTCCATTTCCACCATTACCTCCTCTACCCGTTGCACTAGTACCTCCACCACCACCGCCGCAGCCATATGCTCCGTTTCCGCCGTTTCCGCCTGCAGTAGAAGGTGTACTAGATCCTACACCAGCACCTCCTGCTCCTCCTAAAAAATATAACGGTTTCCAGTATACTATTCCACTTCCACCATTATTTCCAGGATTTACTCCGCCGGAAATTAGCGGAGATACTGATGTTGCGTTTATAGATCCGCCAGCAATATTTCCATCTTCTCCGTCACCTGAACTACCACCTCCACAAGTTATTGTAGTAGCTAATGGTGTTATTGAAACTCCTCCAAATCCAATACCTGTTGCTCCTGCTTGTCCTGCTATTGCTATATAGTTACCTAAACTTAATAACCCTGCCTGAGCTGTTGTTGCTATTGTTTCAGCTGATCCGCCTGTGCCACTGTTTACAGCCCCCGCGGCTAATGTTCCTGATGTGCATACTAGATTCATAATTATTGCTGAGCTTGGTGTTATTGATACAAAACTTCTATTACCTGCATTTGAAGTTCCGTATGCTCCATCGGTACCAGGTCCGCCTGCTCCTCCAGGTCCGGGTTGAACATATAATATATCTGGTAAAGCGTTTGCTGGAAAAAGAACTCTTACTACACCTCCACTACCTCCACCTCCTACTCCTGCGTTTGGGCCAAATCCTATTCCTCCTCCACCTCCAGATCCACCTCCAATACACATGATCCAAATAAATTTACAGCTTCTTGGTTTAGTCCATGTTTGCCAAGCAGTCGTTCCTTGTGTATAGTATATCTTTACGTTATCTTGTTGCCCAGGTATATTAAATATATCTAACATATTATTAAAAACTTGTTGTTATAATTACTAATCCGTCTCCACCTCTACCGCCGTTACCTGCTGTACCACTATAGGAAGTTCCACCACCACCACCACCACAACCATATGCTCCATTCCCACCATTACCTGCATTTCCAGTATTTGTAGTTGTTATTGATCCGCCACCACTACCTCCCATAAAACCTAATATTGGTTTATATAATATAATTCCATCTTTACCGTTTGTAGTAGTAGCTCCGGATGTTCCTGGTGTTAATGTTGGAAACGGTCCTGACCCACTTACTGCACCACCAGTTCCTCCAGCTCCTGACCCTCCTGCTCCTGGGAATAATATATTAGTAGGGGTAGTTGAAGTATTGGCGTTTGCTGCTGCTCCAGCTATCCCCGCTGTTGCAAGAAATGTTCCTAAAGTTAAGAATAGAGCATTAGCAGTAGTTGCTACTGTTTCACCCGCACCCCCTGCTCCACTAGCGTTTGATCCAGATACACCACCTCTTGATGATACGTTACCTGATGTAACTACTATATAGGATATTGACGATGTATCAGGTACTATACAAACATATGAACTCTGTCCACTACCACCATTTGTTGCCGATCCCGTTATTCCTCCTAATCCTGCTGTTCCTCCTACTCCTGTATAAATGTATAGTATATCTGGTAATATTGATGCTTGAAATTGGGCTTTTGTAAATCCCCCTGTTCCACCACCACCACCACCACCTCGTATAGTAGAGTTAAGTTGCTGTAATCCTCCACCTCCTCCTGCACCACTTCCAATACACATTATATTTACAAACTTAGCACCTCTTGGTTTAACCCATGTTACCCAAGAACCTGCATTTGTAAATGTTTGCGTATTTACATTACCGCTATTTTGAAAATATGATAAATCTAACATTACATTATTGTTGTTATAATTACTAATCCGTCTCCGCCGTTACCTCCTCTACCGCCAAAGTTTTGTCCGCCTCCGCCTCCACCGCCTCCGCAGCCATAATATCCATTTCCTCCTACACTTCCTGTAGTTGCGTTA